CAGACCGATAGCTTCTCTAGCTTCGTTTCTAGTCATTATCCCCTCCCTGACTGCTGATGTTACATTCTCGTATGTGCGTTTAGTTCTTTCAGCTAATGCAGGTATCTTGTCAATATCAAAACAAAACTCTAGGTTCTCTCCAAACATAGGAACTAACCATTCATTGAAGTCTGACTCCAATTTTTTTAAATGTGGAATGATGGTTTCTTCATAAAGTGCAAGTCTAGCTTCAGCTACATTTGCATAAGTTTGTGCATCTGGAACTCCTACCAACTGACTTGGTACTCCGAAACACATAGCAATGTCCGTAGCTGCCATGTGCTTCAGATTGAGGAAATCCATATCTTTAGGACTGAGACCCATTTCTTTCCAATCAAAGTCTCCTTCCAACAACAAAGGTCTGCCTGCGTTGGCAGTACCACTAAATCTGTTGTTTAGGTCTGTGAGTAATTGTTGTCTTTGTGATTCTGTTAAGTTTACTGATATACCTGCATCATCTTGTGGCTTAAATACGACTGCTCCACTAGGTCTTGCTCCATTACTGAGTAAGTTTATATTGTGTTTACCTGACATATTGTGCTGATCTACCTCTATAGCTGCTGCTGACATAGGAGACAGTCCGTAAAAATCATCTAAAGGATTCCATAGTTTGACATGCTTAACCTCACTAAATCCTGTTCTTTCTTCAACATCGTACACAGCTTGGACTCTGCCATTTATCACATACTCATATCTATCTGGTATTGGATTACTACCACCTTTGATTACCATTCTGTCTGGTCTTAGCAGATGTAGTTCTTTTGGTGCGCCTACTTCTGATCCTACTTTTAATATATAAGCGTTACCGCTTAGAAGTAAGAAACCAAAGATGCTGTTGAAGAACTCACTATGGGATTGCAAAGGATTAGGTCGGCTCATTAAGGTGACGATAGGGTGACTATCTAAAACCTGATCTCCTGCTTTTACCATAAATGGTACTGCACTAGCACCTTTGGCTATCTCGTTTACGCATCTATAGACGATGCTGTTTTTCATGTAGCCTTCTTCGGCTAAATCTTCATAACTGTATTGTTTTGACTTTGATGAACCTACACCAAAATATCCGACCATGTTGCCCACTTGTTTTTCTTCCACAGGCTTAGGTGTGAATACGTTTTTTATATTGTCCAGTATTGTTGCCATTAGCTAATCCTCCAATTCACCTCACCCCTAGACTTACTGAGTTCGGTCATTGCCCATACTAAAGCATCTAACCTGTCAGGGGAAGGTTTGGTTTCTCCAGTGTAAGAACACATCTGTGATTCTAGCTCTGCAAAATATCCGACATGGTGTACTCGCTTCTGCTCATATAAGGCACTGATAGGCTCTGCTCTTGTAAGTTTGCCTCTCGTTGCTCTTACTGACCTATAGGGTATATGAGGGTCTATACTCCTTAATAGTCTTTCTACCAAGTCTCCACCGTTATTTACTTCCGCTACTATTCTATCAGCTTGCCACTCATAGTAGCAATCTATAGCTTTTCTGCCCCATTTATCAGGTGTGTAGACACCAGAAACGTCCTCTAAGACATAGAATCTATCGTTGTAATCCTTACCTGCGACTATGATCCCAGTCTCGTCAGAGTTCTCGTTAGCAGTAACAGCAGGGTCTATGGCTACGATTATTTGTCTAAGGTCTCTCTCTTCGTTCTCGTTAAGCCTACCTTCTTCTATCATCTTATTGCTCCACAAAGCACCCTCAAAGTCCTCTATGATCTCAGCATATAGTTCCTGCCTTCCAAGAGATGTGCCTTCATATCTTTCCTTCAGCATGGCTAAGGCTGTATCAGCTAAGTTATCTTCGTTCTCAAATGTGTTACCTGTAGTCACACAAACATCTTCTCTCGCCACTAGGTCTTTGATGATCTTGCTAGGTTTAGGGGTCGTGGTCACTACGCACTGTGGGTTATCTCCTAATCTCAGTCCAAACATCAACTGGTCAAAACACTCTTGACCATATCTCCATGCAGCCAACTCGTCTGCCCATGCTCTGTGAAACTGGCTACCTCTGAGTCTATCTGGTTCTATAGCTGCATAACCCATGATCTTTGAACCATTATCCAATCTTATTTCTGCAACACTTGACGAATAACCTTTGGCATCTGAAGATTTTAAGTAGCATTCTTCTGGAATGATTGAGAGCAGTCCACTGTTACCGCCAAAGCATACTCTTCTCAGATCGCCGTGTGTCGGTGCTACTACAGCACAAAGGCTGTTTGGGTTTCTTAGAGCGTAAAGTGCTATGTCTTGTGCGCCTGTTCTAGTCTTACCCCAACCACGTCCTGCCAATATGAGCCAGATGTAATGTTCTTCTAACGGTTGTAGTTGTTTGGGTCTGGCGGTGTTGAGCCACTCAGTGTATAGGTTTATCGTCTGCCTTTCTGCTGTCTGCAACTTCGTCCAAGAGTTCAAGAACTTCTGTGAAGGCTTCACTTTGTTGGATGCTTCCATTGATATTTATTGAGTCAGTTGATTCACCAAAAGCTAACTTAGCTAATCTCTGTGCTGCCACAGCAGTATTGGCTAGGCTTAGTATTTGGCTAGGGTTATCTGTTTTAGTGTCCTGTTCTAATGCTTTGAGGTTTCTATAGACCTTACCGTGAACTATCTCCATGAGTTGATTTGCAACCTTAACACTTTTTGAGTCAAACTTTCTGGACTCTACTGCCATCTGTTTTGCGGTCTCTTCGTCTATCTTCTCTTGAAGTTGTACTTTGAAGCTCTCCTTTTGATCTCTCCAGTTCTCTTTCTGTGACAGTCTGAATAGTGATGTCTGGGCAACATTGTACTTAGTGGCTAACTCAACTATGGGTAAGTATTGCCTCTCACCGCTTTCTAGTTCTATACCCTGCACAAATTCTGTCCTTAGCTTGAGTGCCAGATCAGGTGTGATTCTTTGTACCGTGCTTTTTTTATCCACTGATTGTTCTATCTTTAGTCAACAATTTTTGCCAACTATATTACATATTGTTCTTAAAGACAAAAAAAAGGAGGCTTTATAACCTCCTCTTTTTTATAGTTCAATTAAGAACTATGCCCTCCTATCTATGAGTACCGTTTTTAATACCCAAACTTTTCGTACTCTCTTCTTTGAGATTCCGCAAGGTTTGCATAAGCCTCTTCTCTTATGTTTGCATACCCAGTTTTTTTCCGATACTTAGTATTTGCCTTGATTCTTTTAACTCTAGCTTTTCTTTGTTTTTTATTCATAACGTCTCCCTTACTGTATTTCGTCACTGGACTGAACGACATCTATCTTTTGACCATTGGGTCTTTGATAAGTCCAATCTTCTCTTTCATATCCAATGTCTGATTTTGTGTATCTAGTTTCAGCTACTTCCTGTTTGAAGTAAGTTGGCATACGTAATGCCCAAGAATATACATCATAACTTCCGTTACCTCTTATTTCTAAAAGGTTATCTTCAATTAAGAATTGTACTTTTGCGAAACCGTTGGTGAGTTCAAGTTTTTCTTGCCAAGAGTATTCTTGTCTCATACGTCTAAATTTTAGACCGTTAGATTTGAGTGTCTCTTTTATCTCAGCTTGAGTGAAACCCTCTAGTTTTACTTCTTTGTGAAATTTCATTTTATCTCCTTCAAGTTAAGGAACAGGCTTTATGCCTGCTCCATTGGTTTTACATTATCAAAAGAATAAAGACCCTCAGTTCCCCTCAAATCATTGACTGCTCTGATTCTTTTTGCAGTAATATCAGTGATAGTGCCTGTAACTGCAAACCAACCATTATCATCTAAGTATCTAGCTGAGGTCATGTTCTTGCAATTAAGAATCACTTTTTGCCCGATTTGATATTTTGCTTTTGTCATTTTATTCCTTTCAATTAATTTACCCTTTCTATTTTAGTCCTTTTTGGATTAATTGCAACAACTTTCTCAATATTTTTTTATCCTTCTAATTTTATTCTAATCGTGGCAAAAACAACTTCTTGAATCATCATCAAATAAATCAATCTGTTTTTGGTCTAGTTTTGTTACATCAAGTAATTTTATGTAACTCATACCGTTACCTTTGAAGGTCATGCCATACTTTGAACCTCTATCTTCTGTCCTCCATGCCTGTACTTTTTCTTCTTGCTTTATCCACCAATCAGCTAACTCAGATTTTTCTCGTAATATGTTCACTAAAGTTTGTGTTCCTTTAAGATAACAAAGATCACAGTTGCCTGCCAAAGTCTTTCCGCCATGATTAGGTAGGTTTAAATCAAAAGTGTTATTTTTCCAGAATTCGTAGATGTCTTTGACACTTTTTTTATCTGCGTACAAAGGCATAAGCGTTTCCCATTTATTTTTGTTCTCTTGATTTGCTTTGATTTGTGAGGAGACTCTTCTATGTTCATCATATCTCAAACCTATCACGTTAAACCATTCTTTATGATTTTGACCACGCATAAATCTTTCCATTACCTTCATCTTTAATTCTGCCGTACAAATTCGCATTGAATTATTTGGTAAGAACTTTTTTCTATCTATTAAGGCTTCAAATGGCTCACCGTTTCTACTTGCAGTTTTGTAAGAAACTTCTTTGGTTCTATAAATTGGTTTTTCCTGATGAATGTCTAACTCTAACCACCTGACTTTAAGTTTCCAATGTAACTGACATTCATTGATAAAATCTAAAGTTTCAGGCACTTCTTTCCCTGTATTTGCAAAAACTACATAAACATCGTCAGGCAAATTTCCTTCATAAGCATCTAGTATTTTTTTTAGCATATAAGCAGATGTCCTACCACCGCTAAAACTTATTAAAGCAGGTGTTGGAATCATGTATGGATTTACCATTTTTTTATCCTTGTTATCTTGATCTTTTTGCTACCAAAGTGCGTGTCAAACCTAGCTCTGGCTGTAAGTTCGTCAAAGTGTGGATAGTTGTAAGCCTCGTACTCTAACTTATGAGCTTTGTACCATCTATTAAAGTTCTGCTCGTATGTGTCTCTTGTGTCGTAGAAAAATGCCATCAGTGTATTTTGTGTAAGGGGTTTCCATCTATGTCAAAACCTGCCTTTCCATTCTCTAAGTCATCCTTACTAAATCCATAATATCTAGGATAGAAAACATGGCTGTAACAATAGTTACAATAGTTCTTACCATCTCTAGCAAGCCAGTACCCATCTATGCCTGATAGCGTTCCACATTCGTCACACGGTGTTATATCTTCTTCTTTCATTAGTTTAGCCTCGTTGTTGGTTTGATTGCATCCTTGTGTATAT